CCGAGATGCTGGCGCTGGCGCCAAAAGCCCCGTTCATCGGTTATGGCGGGCAGTTTGAAGGGTATGAAATGCAGTGGAAGACTGCCAATACCCACAACTGGCCGTATTTGGAGGTCAATCCCGATGTCACTGACGGAGCTGGCAATCCCCTTCCGTTACCGGAACGTGCGCAGCCTCCGATGGCTCAAACGGGTCCTATTCAGGCCAAAATGGGCGCAGGGGAAGACATTAAGTCGACCACTGGCCAATACGACAGTAGCATTGGGGCGACTTCCAACGAACGGACGGGTCGTGCGATCCTCGCTCGGGAGCGGCAAGGCGACACGAGTACTTATCATTATGTCGACAACCTCGCGCGGGCGATCAAATACGTCGCGCGGCAGCTCGTCGATCTGATCCCAAAGATCTATGACACGCAGCGCGTCGCCCGTATCATCAACGTCGAGGGCGAAGTTGGCATGGCGCGCATCAATCCGGCCCAGCCGGAGGCGGTGCGGTCGATCCGAAACGAAGAAGGGTTAGAGATCGCCAAGATCTACAACCCGAACGTCGGCACCTACGACGTGCATGTGTCCTCTGGTCCTAGCTATATGACCCGCAAGCAAGAGGCCATGGACACGATGGGCCAAATCTTGCAGACGAACCCGGCGCTTTGGGGCGTCGCGGGCGACCTGTTCGTCAAGAACATGGATTGGCCAGGCGCAGAGACGATGGCCAAGCGGTTCGAAAAGATGCTTGATCCGAAAGTCCTTCAGGATACGGACGAGTCGCCGGAAGCGCAGGCCATGCGTATGCAAATGGAGCAGATGGCGCAGGCGATGGAGCAGACAAACGCTCAGATTCAGCAGCTCATGCAGTCGTATGAAATGCAGAAACTGGCGATTGACGAGCAAAATACGCAGATTAAGGCGTATGACGCAGAGACAAAACGTCTTCAGGCCATGCAAAGCGGGCTGTCGCCTGAACAGATCCAAGACATTGTAATGGGAACAGTCGCAGCGGCGATGGACACGGGCGATATTGTCCCGCGTAACACGCCCATGCAACCACAACTGCCAGGATTAGAATAATGAGCTGCGGGGATCTGATAGGCCACCTCTTCTTAGCCCGCGATGTGACGCATAGCGTGCATCTAAACACCCGTTCTTATGCAAAACATAAGGCTCTGGGCGGTTTTTATGAGAATGTGATCGAATTAGCGGACGATTTGGCCGAAGCCTACCAGGGCAGACACGGCCTAATCGGGCCAATTACGCTCCATTCAGCCAAGAAAACGGGCAATGTTGTCGAGTTTCTTGAAGATTCACTGAAAGATGTTGAAGATCTTCGCTATAAAGTCTGTGAAAAGGACGATACGACGATCCAAAACATTATCGACGAGATAGTTGGTCTTTATCTCAAAACCCTGTATAAATTGAAATTCCTAGCGTGAGGAAATCATGGCTTATTATGCACATCTGACCGCCACAACACAGCTTAAGGTCGGTCTTGGCAAGCTGAAAGGCATTTTTGCCAGTTCTGGCACATCGCCAACAGTAGCTGTTTACGACACGCCTGACGGCGACACGAATGACCCTATCGTAATCGCTCAATTCACGGCTGCAACGCCTGGAAATTACGTGTTTACGGCGGAAGGTATCAGCTTAAATAACGGCCTTTACGTTGTTCTAGGCGGAACAAACCCGAAGGTTACAATCCTTTTCGAGTAATCTAAATGGCCTTTATTTATAATCTTACTGACACTTGGAATGACGTTACAACCACATGGAACGGCATTAAATTAGCTGTTACCGACACTGGTTCGTCAGCGACATCCAAGCTGCTTAATTTAACGATTTCGGGGTCTTCTACAGGGTCATTTACCGTCGATAAAAGCGGTAATTTGCTCCTAAGTGGCTCGGTCAATAAGATTACGATGACGGCTCCAGCCACTGGCGCAACGCTCACGCTGGCTGATGGTTCTACGTTTGCGACATCTGGCGCTCACAGTGCAACTTTTACGTTCTCTGGCACGACAACGCTGACGTTCCCAACGAGCGGCACGGTTACGGCGCTCGGCAACACGACAACTGGCTCCGGCAGCATCGTCCTAGCGACTAGCCCTACGCTTGTGACGCCTGCACTTGGAACGCCATCGTCAGTTACGCTTACGAACGCCACTGGTCTACCGATCTCGACGGGTATAACAGGCACAGGCACGGGTGTTTTGACGGCTTTGGCTGTCAATGTCGGATCTGCGGGTGCTTTTGTTACGTTTAACGGCGCGCTCGGCACACCTAGCAGTGGTAATCTGGCTAACTGCACGGGCATTAGCCCAAGCAACATCAGCGGTCTTGGAACAGGTGTTGCCACATGGCTTGCAACGCCATCCAGCGCCAATTTAGCCGCCGCTGTCACGGATGAGACTGGGTCAGGCTCATTAGTATTCGCTACTTCACCAACCCTTGTTACGCCTGACTTAGGGACGCCTTCTGCGGCGACGCTGACCAATGCGACGGGACTACCTATTAGCACAGGCGTTAGCGGCCTTGGGACAGGTGTTGCGACGTTTTTGGCGACGCCATCGTCAGCGAATCTTGCATCGGCTGTCACGGATGAGACGGGATCTGGGCCTCTAGTATTTGCGACCAGCCCGACGTTCACGTCGCAAGTTACGCTCGGCACGCAGTCAACGACACGCGGCACGCTCGTTCTAGCCAACACAACGGCTGGCTCCAAAGCGGTCACGCTGCAATCCTCGAATAGCACAGCGGCAGCTTACACGCTGACTTTACCAGCGGCTGCACCTGTCAACGGCTATTATCTCCAGACTGACACCAACGGCGTCCTGTCTTGGGCGGCAGGTGGTGGTGGAGGTGGTGGGTCGCCCGGTGGGTCTAACACACAGATTCAGTTTAATGATTCCGCTACATTCGGCGGCGAAGCTGCGTTTACTTATGATAAAACAACTTACACGCTTGGTCTTGGCGTAGCGTCTACGACCACAGGCACGTTTAACCTGTTTAATGCGTCTAGCGCCAATGCGGTCAGTATTAAATCTGGCAATAACGCATCTGCTTGGTCATTAACGCTTCCGACATCTGGCGGTTCAGCTAACTACTTCTTGCAAACTGACGGCTCTGGCAACACCACATGGGCTGCGGCTGCGGCAGGCACGATCAACACCGGCACAGTCGGTCAGATCACCTATTATAGCGGCACAAATGCGCTATCTGGCACAACAACCGGCACAGGCGTTCTTACCGCTCTTGGAATTAATGTTGGCACAACAGGCGCATTTGTCGCTCAAGACGGCGCGTTAGGCACGCCACTCACAGGCACCTTAACAAACTGCACAGGCTTACCGATTAGCACTGGCGTTAGTGGGCTAGGCACCGGCGTTGCTACGTTCTTAGCCACACCTTCTTCGGCTAATTTAGCTTCCGCTGTCACTGACGAGACAGGCACGGGCGCACTTGTATTCGCCAATACGCCAACGCTTGTTACTCCTGTTCTCGGCACACCGACCAGTGGCACGCTGACAAACTGCACGGGTTATACGGTTGGCAATTTGAGTGGGCTTGGCGCTAATGTCGGCACATTCTTAGCGACACCTTCGTCAGCTAATCTTGCTGCGGCTGTTACTGATGAGACAGGATCTGGATCGCTTGTATTTGCCACAAGCCCAAGTCTTACTACGCCGACTCTTGGTGTTGCTTCAGCGACCAGCATCAATAAGGTAGCGATTACAGCTCCCGCCACAAGCGCTACGCTAACGATTGCGGATGGTAAGACTTTAACTGCCAGCAATACAATTACACTCGCAGGCACTGATGGAACAACGATGACGTTCCCATCAACGTCATCAACAGTAATTACAACAGGTAATACAGCGACTATCACTAAAGGATATTCTGTAACTCCATATAGTATAGGAACTGTATCAAGCGGCACGACAACTCCAGATCCTGCTAATGGAAATTATCAATATTATACCAATAATGGCGCACATACGCTTGCGGCACCAGCCTCAGATTGCGCGATTGATATTCTTGTCACCAATGGCGCATCTGCGGGAGCAATTACATTTTCTGGTTTTACGGTTGGATCAAACACAGGTAGTGCATACGCCACAACAAATACTAATAAATATGTTTTATCTATACGCCGCATAAATAGCGTATCTACTTATAGTTGGTATGCATTACAATGATAATTCTTCCCGATAAAAATATATCTCGCGCAAAAATATTATCCCCAATGTTATTGCGTGAATATGCACCCTCACAACGTAAGACATTGTTTGGAGAAGCTAATAAAACACGGTTTAAAATTACAGCGACGCTTAATGATGGATATGTTGTTTGGCGTGGATGGTTTGATGACCGTGATGATGCAGACGCTTTTCTATTTGCACAAGCAACAGGTAGCTTAATTAATGATCGTGGTTTATGGGATTTACCAAATGATACTTGGACACCACAACATGATTTTATAAATGTAGGTTGGCGACCTGAGTTTTATCCTGATATATCATATGAATTTGCTACCCAAAGATTCTTAACTTCTACAAGTGCAAGTAATCAGACCGATACAGTTCCTTCCGATTGGAATAGCTCTAATAACACTATTGAAGTAATAGCTTCAGGAGCTGGCGGAATCCCCGCCGATGGAACTTATGGTGGCGGCGTCGGTGGCGGCGGCGGTGGGTATTCTAAAGCTACAAATGTAAGTTTAACGCCTGGTGGCAGCGTTACTTTTTTTCTTCAGGCAGGCGGCGCGACATCTACGTCAGGGAGTAATTGTTGGTATAATGGCGCTACTATAGGCGCATCTTCAGTTGGTGCAACTGGAGGTAGTGCAGGAACTCAATCAACTGGCGCTGGCGGCGCAGGGGGAACTGTATCTGTGGGTTCCGGGTATAGCGGTGGAGCGGGGGGAACTCGTCCTAGCACACCTAACGGCGGAACGGGCGGCGGCGGCGCTGGAGGCCCTGGCGGAACTGGAGCTGCGGGCGGTGCATCTGCAAATGCTGGCGGCGGCGGCGGCGGTAACGGCGGCGGTTCCGCAGGTAGCGCAGCATCTACAAATACTGGCGGTGCTGGCGGTAATGCAGCGTCTACAGATGGCAATGGAACAGGCGGCGCTGCTGGAACTTCAACTGTAGCAGGCCAAAATGGCGGCGCAGGTGCAGGCGGTGGCGCAGGTTCATCAAACACAACAGGTGGTAAAGATGCCGGTAATGGAACCGCCGGAACCTATTGGGATTCTACACACGGGGCCAGTGGTGGCGGTGGTGGCGGTGGTGGTGGCGCAAGCGTAAGCGGTAACGCCGGAACTGCCGGGTATGGCGGCGGCGGCGGCGGCGCTGGATGGGGTGGATCATCTGGAACCGCAGCGGCTGGAGGTCAAGGGCTAATCGCTATTACATATTCGCCATTTTTTAACTTGAAATTTAATATGCCAAATTTAGGAATGTAAAATGGCTGAGATTGTTGGGTATAAACTTATTAAAATAGATGACGAAACTGTCATTGAAACTTGGGGCGGAGTTTGGGGGCAATGCCCAGGCGTTCCTGACACTATTCGGTGTCCCAATGGTGATATAGTTTGTTCACCTGCGCTTAATGTTGATTATAGTGGAGTAAAACTTATTTCATGGACACTTGATGGCCCTCCTGTGCCACAAACTGTTCCTATGTGGGCTGTTAGAACTGTTCTACAGAATGATAATTTATTTGACCAAGCTCAAGCAGCTATTACGGCGTCAACTGATAACGCGCTTAAAAATGTTTGGGAATATGGAAATTTTGCGGATAGAAATTCTAAATCTATCGCATCTTTAGCCGCAATACTTAACTTGACTGATGCACAAGTCGATCAAATGTTTTTTGATGCAAACAGTTTGGAAGTCTAATGAAAATTGAATTAACACCGCAACAATGGACTTACATCCTCAATGTTTTAGGCCAACGGCCTTACGTTGAAGTAGTTGAATTGATTGCGGAGATACAAAAACAGGCCGTTGACGATCAGACGCCCAAAGAGTAATAATACAAGTTACCGACTAGCCGGATAGCTAGGTTAAGGAGAGCCGCGTGAGCGACGAAGAACAGGCTGTAGCGGAGATCAGCCCCGCGCCGGAACCGGAAGCTACGGCAGCACCGGAATCTGCTGAGACGACGCCGGAGGAACAGCAGCCTACAAAATCGTTCTCTCAGGAAGAGTTGGACGCGATTGTAAGCAAGCGCCTTGCAAGAGAACAGCGCAAATGGGAAAGAGAGCAAGCACAATTGCTTGCGGAGCAACAGGCTAGACAGCCCGTCGCACCTCCACCTGCGCCAGATGATTTTGAGAACGCTCAACTTTATGCGGAAGCATTGGCTGAGCAGAAAGCTCAACAACTTCTGGCTCAACGAGAGGCCGCAAAACAACAGGCAGCTCTGCTTGAGGCATATAGAGATCGTGAAGAGGAAGCGCGCGAAAAATACGATGACTTTGAACAAGTCGCGTATAATAAGCACCTCCCCGTAACGGAGTATATGGCCCAGGCCATCCAGGCTTCAGACATTGGCCCCGAAGTGATCTATCACTTAGGATCCAATCCGAAAGAAGCCCAACGGATCGCCAATTTGCCGCCGATTTTGCAGGCAAAGGAGATCGGTAGAATCGAGGCCAAATTGGTCGCAGATCCGCCGACAAAACGCACTTCAACTGCGCCAGCTCCTCTTGCTCCTGTCACGGCTACTCGGTCAAGCTCCGGCCCTAGATATGATACGACTGATCCCAGAGCGGCTAAGTCGATGTCAACGTCAGAATGGATTGAAGCCGAACGGTTGCGACAGATCAAGAAGTGGGAAGCGCAAAACCGTAGGTAATTAGGTCATGTCAAACTCAATTTTAACAATTGACATGATTACTCGCAAGGCTCTTGAGATCCTTGAGAATAATCTTGTCCTTACGCGCACTGTAAACCGTCAGTATGACGACTCTTTCGCTGTAGAAGGCGCTAAGATCGGCTCGACCCTCCGCATCCGTCTCCCTGACCGCGCGTTGGTCACGGACGGCGCTGCCCTTCAGGTTCAGGACGACAACGAGCAATACACCACGCTCACTGTCTCCAGCCAGAAGCACATCGGCGTGAACTTCACGACCGCCGAACTGACGATGCAGTTGGACGACTTCGCTGAACGTGTTCTGAAGCCTCGTATTTCGCAGCTTGCGTCTTCTATCGACGCTGACGTTGCGAACAGCTTCAAATACATCGGTAACTCAGTCGGCACCCCAGGCACGACGCCAGCTACCTCTTTGGTTCTGTTGCAAGCTCAACAGAAACTCAACGAGAACGCTGCGGTGATGTCGCCTCGTTATGCTACCGTCAATCCAGCCGCTAATGCTGCGTTGATCGAAGGCATGAAAGGCCTCTTCAACCCTGTGTCCGCTATCTCGAAGCAGTTCAAGAACG